GTGATGCATCTTTATACCGTTAAATCAGAAAACCTACGGTTTTCCGAACCTTTCCCTTAACCTCCTCTGTAATGGGATTATTTAATTGATGAATCATCATCCGTCGATTTCACCGATCTTCGATCGTCTGCGAGCACTACATCTAAGGATGATCTAGGTTTTACGGCACCTTTGGTGCCCGTAAAACCTTCACATAAATAATCTCAGAATATTTTGGTAGAGGTGTAATTATATTATCTTATTAGGTAACATAATTATTTATAATTAAGGGAGGGGTCGCAGGTTTAGCGAAGCTAATCCGTAGGTTTCCCTGCTTAACTGGTTATCCAAGTCATTGTTCCAACAATTGTGGGTATTACCAAGAGTCCTATCCAACAAAAATAATCGCGGAATTGATCCCTAGTAATACTAGCACCTTCAACATATACATCATCCTTAGGCAAATTACTTTTTTGTCCCGGTATGAATGCTAAACAAACTAATATTATCAATAAAATGATCCATAGTACAATAATCATTGGTAAACAATTCGGGCCAATGAGATGTTTTAATACGCCTGTTAAAAATCCGATAAATTGAGGTAAATTAAAACTACCAGTTACACCTTCTCTATTTTCTTCGTTAGAAATAAGTATATAAGTTAAAATTGTAAAAAATACAAATGCAGATCCAGCCAATAATTCCGTCATATTTCCATTTTGTTGACCTTCATAGAATAATACAACACAAATAATAAGTAAATACATCATAATAAACGCTTTTGCACTTATTTTATCTTCATTTGATGACATTTTATCACATATCGCCATATTATAGAAACGAGGTATTCCCATATAAGCAACAAAAACAACAAATCCGAAAAACAAAAAATTCGAGGATAATTGTGCCATAGAAGAATGTTGTATATCCTGCATTAATGTACTATTTAATGGAATATTGTAGGCTAATTCAGAATCTAATATTGCATCTCCATTTGAATCCGCAGTCGGATTACAATCAATATATATTTGTTCGTCTACTGTAGAAGTGCTTCCATCAGTAGTAGTTGTTGTTTTTACTGAATTTTGTTGACTAGGTGACATGTTACTTGGATTTGACAATATTTGACTATTAGCCGTTGTTTGTGAATCACCACTACTAGTTATAGGTTGGGGATAAATATCAAAAAGTGTGGTTGTATCTTTTATGGTACTACCACTAATAAAACTAATAAATCCTGGATTACTAACAGTTATTGGTTTTAAATATACAACAACTGTATTATTTGAACTATTTTTAGTATTACTATAAATGATACAACCAGTGCCATCCTGTCTAGGTATAGTTCCGTCAGAACTAGGGCTTATTGTTGATGAACCAGTTGCTTTACCAGTAGATGATGAAGTAGTTTTCACATCACTTTTGTAAAATATTGTACCTTTATTATCTGGATCCGAAATTATATTATCAAAAATTTGAGATATGGACCCCCCTTGTTTTGTTATATAATCATCGGTACCTTTACTAGTGACAGACTGTATTAAAAAACACAAATACAATTTAGTTGAATCAGACGAATTATTCAATTCCAATACTAGTTCTCCAATAATATTGTCTAATCTACCTGTACCATTGGTTATACCTGTAATATTATTATGTATCAATTGATAAAAATATAAATTCGTTAGTTTGTAATGTGCATTACTATTTGTAGTTGGATGATTATAATAAGTCGCTTGATAACTATTAGATGACGTTGTAGAATCGTAGCTTAATTGATAATATCCAGTTGTTGCCATTGTTTGAATATTAGTAGCACCAAAATGCAATCCTGTTAAATAATAATTTAAAAATTCTGTAGGTTTTAATACAATATCAGCTTTTGTAAAATTCGACATTATTAATATGTTATTCGTATAATATACTAATAGGGAATATATTGTAACAAATTGTTCTCATAAATGGTAGCGCGAAATGATTCATTGTATCCTTTTACATAAACCGTATCACCATCATTTATATTATCACAACCATTCTCACTGGTGCAACTTCTGCCTTGAAATGTTACGGGCAATTTCGTATTTAATGTTCCGGTATTTGAAATACTATAATATTGCCATTTATCACGTCCAACCATTGAACGTCTACCCATAAGTGGTAAAATAAGATTTCCCCCGTTCTCTAATATGCCGATTTGTTGATATTGTGTTGCTAAACCCTGAGTTTCAATATTGACAGGAAGACCACGCATATCTCTAAAATTCCGGGGGTAAATGACACCATCGGCATCTTGAAGAGGAGGGGCATATGGATCATTAAATGGATCCCGACGTGCTGAAATAGGAGCTAAAGAGCCCATATATCCTAGTGCCTGTGTAGGGGGCCTTAACATAACAACATTAGTGTTATTATTGTTGCGGTCATAGTTCTTATTCTTAACAAAATGTACATAATAGAAGTATACTAATAATACGAGAACAACAAATAAAAAGAAAAGCGTCATATTTTCAATACATATGACACCAGGTATACATTTTTTACCCATTATACATATTAGTCAGACTATTCTATGAAAAATAGGTAATTCTAATCAGGTCCACGGAATGCGTGTTTTAATTCGTCTGCACCATGATTAATTCTATTTGTGCCAGCAGTAAACTTCTGTGCGATTCCACCACCTGGAGAGAAATCATATTTAACATCATTACCTTGTCTGGTGATAATAGACTGATAATCTCCTGAATCCACTCTAAGTCTTTTACATACGTAACATCGTTGCCTAACAGAGTGAGGGTAATGAATGATATGAAATTTAGCATATTTATAAAAAACTTTATCAACTTTTTCTAATCCAGTCCATATTTTATCGACAGTAGGTTGTAAATTTATTTTAAACAATAAAAAAAAACCTATTATTAATCGGACGGGTAAATATAAAATTTGCCCGAATGCTTCTACCAAATAATAAAAAATACAACCTTTTAGATTAGTTAAAAAATAAATACCACAACTTAAATAACTAGCTAAAAATATAAAAATAAATTCTAAAAATTTACCAATATCCGATACACCTAATTCAAGACCTTCACCTAATCCGTTAAATTCATCGCCAATACCTCCAAAAATATCATCAAATCCATTTTTAATATCAGCAAATCGACTTTTAATTTGTTCACCAATACTAGGAAGTTTTTTGAAAAAATCTATCATAGGTTGCAATGGTCCTAATATTGCATCTCCAACTGGTTTAAAAGCATTTTTTAAAGCTTCTCCAATTCCAAGTGGATCTGACATTTATAAAAATTTCTTGTTATATTACTCTTCCAATTTTATTAAGAAGAGAGAACCATAGGTTCTCTTTATATAATTCATATTTTCTGTTATAGTATAATGGATATTCTCTACTATAGTAATTATTGTAAACATTGCCAAAAGATATTACAAACTTTAGTGAAAGGAAATATGAAGGATAAAATTAATTTTATTTGTATCGATAAGAGAACCGTAGATCCTAAAAGCGGACAAGTTTATGTTTTATTAGAAACCGGTTCTAAAGTGGTTCTCCCACCTAATATTCATAGTGTTCCTTCTCTTTTATTAATTAATAAACAATACAAAGTAATAATGGGTGACGAAATAATTCAACATTTTCATCCACAAATGAAAGAAATGGTGAATCAGGCTGTAGGTAGCGCTGGAGAACCTATGGGATTTCCTTTAGGAATGTCTTCTGGTGGAACAAATATTGTTTCTGAACAGTTTACTTCATACAATGCTACACCTGAAGAATTAAGTGCAAAAGGTATGGGCGGAAGAAGAGAAATGTATAATTATGTTTCAGCTTCTGATGATATTAAGCTAATACCTACTCCACCAGATACGTATCGTCCAGATAAACTCTCCAATAGTGTAACAATTGATACTTTACAACAACAACGTATGGATGAAGTTTCATCTATAGCACCTAAACAATCATTTATATAAGGTATAAAACATATAAAAATATAATTTGTTATAAATATACCGAAAAATGACTGATAAATCAACCATATTAAAAGGTTTTAATACGTATTTTTTTGATTTCTTAGACGATGTGGCAAGTATAATTGAAGATAATGACGAGATTTTAACATCTAAAGCATTTTTTGAAACAGTTAAGAAAGCAAATCCAACATTAATTATTAAATGTTGGAATTTATACGTTTATCAACCTTATAAAGAGATTATTGATAGTGGTAACATTCAATATTTTCTAGAAAAAGATTATAATAGTGATATATCTGTATTAGCAAATTCAAGTGAAATAATGAATAGTATTGATAAAATACGAGCACCGATAAAAAGTATGAGCGAATTAAACCAACAACATTCTATGAAATATATTCAAAATTTATCAAAATTATCTACGCTATACATATGATGAGGAGGTTTTCTGAGTATAATATATATTAAAATTGTAATATATATTATGGAACAAAAGGAAGATGAAAATAATGAACAACCAATTATAGAAGAAAAAGAAGTATTAGAAGAATTGCCTAGTGAAAAGGAAATAATTACCGAATCATTAGAACAAAGACCTGACGAATCACCTTCTCAATCCTCCGTAAATTTAGAATTTGGTGATATTATTGAAATTATTGCACCAACTCACCCAGAAATTGATGAGACAGCTGCTATCATTACCTATATTGATAATCAACAAATAAAATTAGTAAATGTTAGTAATTTCCAACATTTTAAATTAACTATTAATGAAGACGGAACATTTACTGATGAATCCATCATTCAAATCAATATTTTAAGTCGTAGTAAAGAAAAGGGTTATGCGCGTCAAAACGGATTATTGCCCCGTACTTGGATCGATATTCATTTTGGAGGAGATATTCCGGCAATAATCACAGGTGAAGTTACTAATTTAGAAGGTGATATGATTGAAATAACTACTTTCCCTGAATTGCGTACTATTTACATCAATTTTGGCTATAAAGGTATTCCTGAAAATATTCCTATTGACCAAATACTAATAAGGCAAAAGCCTGCTTCAGTAACAGTAGCTACTTTGGCAATGTTACGTGGTGTATCAGATCCAACATCTGTTTTAGAAGAGGGAGATAATAGTCAAGAAGCCTCTATAGAATATACTGAATCTGGTGAATCCATTATAAGTATGCCAAAAGATATGGCTCCTGAGCGTAATATACGGGATCAATTGCACGATTTGTATATGGAAGCATCGAATGAAATTGTTTTTGGTGAAAAATTAGGAGAAATTTATCAGTTAGTAGAAATACCAGAGGAGAACCAACGTTTCGGAATTGATGTTCAAGTTAATGATATGATGGACGAATTACTTTCAACTATTCCTAATAATCAACGTACAAAAAGCGTGTTGGATAACATACATTTATTGATTGAGCGATATAAGCAGTTACGTTTAATGTTCTCCAAGTTTGATAAAAATGATAATGCGTATGATGTAAAAATATTAGGTGCGGCTCATAAACCATTGGTAGAACATTTGGTACGTATGGATTGCAAACTTCGATGGTTAATACCTGTAGTTGTTAATCGTAAACGTCTATATGATATAGGAATTACATTGGACAATAACGAGACTGTTATTGAAAATATGGGTCAATCATTGCGTCAATTAGAGAAAAAACAGATGGATTATTATAAAGCCAATTCGTCCGACCCCTTATTACAATATAATGCGCTATGTGGAGATATTCAAGACCAATTAACACCATTTTTAGAGCCATTTGCACCAGAAACATATTTAAATACATTATCAATTGCATCTAATGTAGATAGTATCGTGTCAAACTTGGAAGACTTTTATAGCACCGTATTTGCACAAGCTAGTGTTGCTAAGAGACAATATATTATTCAACGTTATAACCTAGGGTTCTCTGGTCTGGAAGACCAAACTACCAAAACAAACAAAACAATATTTTTAAGAAAACAGATAACACCGGATGATTCTATGACAATTCGTTCTATGTTAATGATGCCTGAACCAGTAATACGTTTCTCAGCAGTAGATCTACCAGGAACTAATATAATAGAACGTGCAAATCTAAGTCATCAACATTTTATGCTTTACCGATTTTTACAACGTCGATTAGAAATTCAACCCCATAAAATAAATGATCTAACACGTGAAATGAACTATGAAAAAATAGAAAAAGATTCAAATAAAAGTATTTTCTCAGATGTTCACGAATTTTTTCTTGGAGAACAAATAATGGAGGAAGATAAATATAACAAATTTTTAGAAGTTATTATTCCAAAAACACGGTTTTTAATCCGCTTAATTCGTAAATACTTAAACGACAAATTATCATTTTTAGATGTAGTTAAGCAGTTAGAACCTTTTACAGTTTATTCGTCAGATATAACCTATAAACAATATTTGGAAATTCGATATGTAATGAAAGCTCGTATTGAAGAACTAAAACAAGAAATTGAAAAACGTTCAGGTGAATATAGTGCATTAAGAAATGCAAAGTTCTCTATATTACCTTTACCAGATCCTCTATTGCGTTTAGTTTCTGAGAACAAACAATATTCTGAATCCTTTTATAAAGCTTACGAATTCTTAGATAAGACAAAAGAGAAGAAACGTATTCCTTTTTCTATTGCTGAAGAATTAACCAATATGAACAATATCGACAATGGTTGTTTGTATACCAACATTATTACATCAATAATGATTTCATTAATGACACCGAATCAACTGATGGATGTTCTCGCTGAACCTAAGTTGGATGATCTTTCAGAAAATGAAAAAATAAAGGGTACGGATTGTTCACGCAAGTATTTGGCAAAACGGTACACATCGGTAAAAGAGATGCAAAAGGAGAACACACAAGATGATATTTATTTTGAAAAAGAACTGGATGATACACCCTATTCTATTATGAAAAAGTATGATAAACAGCAAAAGGAGATGTTACCGGATTTATTTATGGAATTTTTACAACAAAGTTTGATAGATAAACACGATTGTCCCCCAGATCAGTCCGCGGATTTCGCCGAAACCTTGATTGCTGGTAGAAAAAAAGTTAAAGATGGAGATTATGCCTTGTTAGAATTAAGACCTAGTTTACCTTCTGATATTGATGAAAAGGACTTGTCAGAAAAAGAGAAGGAAGCTATTGAAATAGAATCAGATATTCGTAAAAGAATACAATATTACCGACGTATGAAAGGAAGTTGGGTAAAAGACAATGATATTGATGAGGAATCTTTTTTAGATACAAGTTCTCTTTTCTGTAATGTAACCGAAGGATGTTATAAAAATAAAAACAATTCTATTTGTGAAACAAAGGATGAAACAACAGAACGTATGAAACAAATTGTACGTAAGAAAATGTTAGATGAATTCGATAAACGATACACGATTAATGTAGATGAATTAGAAAAAGAATTAGAAAAAAATATTAATTATCATTTAAAGCATTTAAAAAAGCAATATGACTTGCGCGATATTCAGTTGATGAAATCTTCGCGTTTGGCCCATTCATTGGGAGAATTAGCTTCGCAAAACGAAATATTGAATTCTCCTTATTTAAAATGGCGCGATCTTATTTTAGGTCAGGAAGACTTTTCTAAAAAACAGGCGGATATTTGTAAATTTGTTCTCGAATATTGCCGTGATCCGCTAACAGAACAACAAAATGAAGATCCAAATTGGAAATATTGTAAAGAGTCTAACACCAAATTGTTCCCTTTTTCACTTTATTTGTTGGCCCGAGCCTTTGTTTTGGGAACGGATTATACACAAAAAATAGCAGAAGTATGTGCAAAATATGGTATTATTAGTGATGATGGAGACGCGATTGTAGATAAACATAGCGGATTTGTTTTACGTAAAATAGATTTTAGTTCTGAAGAGGGATTTGATGAAGCAGGGTTTCGTATTACATCCAATGCGGTTATGGAAGAAGAGTTGGGTGCTATTATACAAGAAAATGAAAAGAAGATGAAAGACAAACGAGTATTTGAAAGTGAAACAGCTGAAACTATATTTAATGTATTAAATACTCTTTGCAGAAATCTGGATTTACCTCTGGAATCAGTAGAGAATTTTGTAATGACACATTCTATGGAGTTATTTGATAAAATTATATATACGGATGCAGCTTATCAAAAGAAATCGGATAAACAGTTGAAGGAAAAAGGAAAGGCACTTCAACCCTACAAAAATTATAGAGATGAAACACGTATTACTATTATTGCTTGCAACTTATTAATAGCTGTACAAATTGCTATACCTTCTATTCAAAGTAAGAGAACTTTTCCGGGATGTGTTAGATCATTCAGTGGATTTCCATTGTCCGCTGGAGTAGAAGATATTACTGGAATACAGTATTTGGCTTGTATTTTACATAAAACTACTTCATCGATTTCTATCTGGGAATCTATTAAAAAATACAAACCCGAAATTCTTGTAAAGCGTATGAAAGACATTTTTGACAATTTTATTATGAAACGTAGTGATATAATGGAGATGTATGTTAAAAAACGCGAATATATGAGTCTACACCCTGAAACAATTGCACCACAAGAACATAGTATCCAAAAATGGCGACATTTTTTGCCTCCGGTAGTCCATTTTTCTTTATCTAAAACATTACAAAGTGTTTCCACAGACTTTGAAGAGGACTTGAAAGCATTAATGCGTAAGGGTAGTAAACAACAGACAGAATCAATCAATGTAATAAAAAGTAAATTATTGTTTTTCGGGTATGGAATTATTGAGGCTATTCAACAGATTGTAGAACGTAAAGATACCATATTAAAATCATCGGGTAATTTACCGTTCTTAGAAAACGCGTGTTGTAACGAATCCTTGGAATTAACGAATCCTATGCAATATTTTTATAGTGAAAACGATCGTATCTTAGATTACATACGCAATTCTATGGCATTATCTAAATTGTTGAATATGACTAAGGATGCTGCTAGAGCACCAATGCTTTTCCATAATAGTTTTACAGGTATACGTCACTCAACTATTTATTCGAATAATCTTGATGATATAGAACTTATTTATTCGGCGGTTATTTACTACTGTAATTTTGATAAAAAGTTGCCTATTCCTGAAAAATATAAGGAAATTTGTAATGAAATTCCAGCGGGTTACCAATCGAACTGGTCCATTCAAGAAAAAATCGAGTTCTTAAAAACAAATGCAGTTCAATATAGACTAGACAATTTGTTACATTTAATCAATTTGGTTAATCGTGAAAATATAGTAGAAGTAGATTATGGTACCAAATTTACAAGGATAGATTTGGTAAAAGAGATGATAGAACAATTAGATATGGAAGATTCAAAAATAGTAGATGAACCATTACGTAATTTGATGTTTCAATTATTAGAGGCTCATAAACCAAAAACAATGGCCTACGAGGTAACAAATGAACTTAATAATTTACAAAATTACTTGATAAAAGCAAACAAAGATATGTACCGTGAAATTATGGATTTCTTTGGACGTTATGGTAATCTATCAGATAGTAAATATTCTAAATTACACGATTTCTTAAAGAATATTTGCACTTGGAAATTAGACAAACCAATGAAAGAAACAAAATTATATTATGATTCCGGTCTTTATACCGTTACGCAATATATACAAAATGCGGTTCAAGCAATGTGTAAAACATATCCGAATATACTTTTGAATGATATGGGATTTTATAAAAAAATACCCAAGCATTGGGGATTCTCAGATAAACATAATTCCGTATTATTACAAGCTATTCATAAATATTATGATAAATTAGAAGAATTTAAAGAAGACAAAGTTCTCTATCGACTCTTGCAAGAAGTAGGACGTAACCTCGCAAATTTAAATCAGTTTTTACAAAATTTACCTGTTCATACTGAAATGGTAAAAGACGTAGGTCAGGGGGCGAAGCCCCCAACTACTAACTTAGTAGGTGACCGTAGGTCACCGGATAAGTTTGGAGAAGGTATTGAGGGTTCTGCGCAGCAAAGTATCCGGCAATTTTATCATTTAATGGATAAACCGACAATTTATATGCTTTATTCCTATTGCTTTTACTCGGTTCTTTACGAATATATTCATTCTACCAATGATGCTGATTTATTACGCGCTGATGTAGAATCTGTTAAGAAAATAAGACGTAGAGAACTTAGTGAATTAGGTGATGTAACATTGCAAATAACAGGACAATTAGAGAACTTGGAAGAATCTGAAGACGAATTAAATGAAGTAGATATAAAATTAGGTAATAAAGAGGAATTAAAAGGTCGTGTTGCAGAATTATTGTTATGCTTCTTAGAGATAGAAGAGGAGAACAAGAAAACATTGGATCTAACCTATGAAGATATTTTACGTAAAACTAGACGTAATAAGGATATGGAACGTACGAATGTGGTAGAACGATTAGGTCGAATGAGTATTGAACAACGTAAGGGTGAGGATATGTTAAAGAAGTATCGTTTAGAACATTGGAATGTGGGACAACAAAAAGGATTGTACGAATATGATGGTAATGTTTTTGACCGCGAATTAGAACAATTTTTGATGGGCGGAGAAGATGAAGTTGTTGTTCCAGAGAACTTGGATGCTGAACAATTAGATGCTATTGATGCTGATAATCAAGAGGAATTAGAAGCAGTAGATTATGTTCGTGGTAATATGGTTTTAGGGGATATTAATATTGGGGATGATAGACGGGATGGAGATTATTATTATGATGATACCGAAATGGGGGATTTCGATGACGATACGTAAAAATTATTTATTTTGATATTATAACATCAAAATGAACTTAAAGATATTTATAAGACAACATAGATTGCATTTTTCTATTATATTATTTGTTATATTGTTTACAATAATACATCTTATGAAACCTGGACTTATGTATAATAAAGATGGTAGTTATCGTAAATTTGGCGTGGGAGTCCGTGACAAAACTGTAATAAGTATTTGGATTGTTGCTATAGTTTTAGCCATACTTTGCTATATTGCAATAGGAATGTACGGTTATTCAGTATAAGACCTAATAATGGTTCCATTAAGTATACTATACCGTTGTTCTTATATATTTTTTTCAGTAAAAATATATAATGGATCAGGTACCACGACTTATTGAGAACTCTACCAAAAATTATTTATTGCAAACATTGCAAAAATGCCATCAAAATAGAACAACTATCTATCATTACGCTTTTAATTTAGGTATTTTAGTTATTTTTGGTGGTATTGTTCTTATGATTCTTTATAATTCTTATAAAAACAAATTAACACCGTATGAAGCAGAACAAAAAATGCTAAAAGATCAGTATTACGTATTATCTAAAATAAAATGGTATCAAGAGGATCGTAAGAATACTCAGGAATCACAATCAACATCTATTACAAATTTGCCTTATACTTGATCTTTCTTATTACTGTAAATTATGTTAGTCTAGGTTCTCTATCTTTCTATTTTTTTATTACATATGTAAAAGAAATTATTAGTATAGAGAACCTTGGTAGGGCGGCAAAGCCGCCCTAATTAGTAACATTATTATGTGGGTTTATGTTCTCCCTTTCCTATTTTTTTATTACATATGTAAAAGAAATTATTAGTATAGAGAACCTTGGTAGGGCGGCAAAGCCGCCCTAATTAGTAACATTATTATGTGGGTTTAGGTTCTCCCTTTCCTACTTATTTATTATATTAGTATATCATAAATAATCTATGGATCTTATTAAAGAAAAAAGAGAAACAATTATGAAAGATAATAATACTGCACAAGAACGTTTAAATAGCATATTAGAGAACCTACCAAAGAGTTCAGAAGTTCTCGAAATAACCGAAAAAAACTTGTTACACGGTGATCTAGATTTTTCGGTTCTCCAAGAATTAGGTATGGGTAATATTACTACTATTATAATAAATGAAGGTGAGGTTACCTCGATAGTTGGACTACCATCTAACTTAAAAAAATTGGAATGTTCACATAATTTATTGACAGTATTAGAGAACTTACCTACGACTTTAGAGAACCTGAATATTTCTTTTAATTACTTAGAATCAATAGATATTAGTGCTCTAGAGGTTCTCCAATCTCTTAATATTTCTCATAATCGAATTGAAAAATTATTAAACATTCCTCCAACATTAACAGAGTTATTGATAAATGACAATCAATTTGGTTCACTAGACTTGAAAGAATTATCAAACCTAAAAACTTTACATATTTCTAACAATCCAATTACATTAATAGAGAACCTGCCTGAAGGAATTGTTGATTTTACTATGGAAAATACATCCAATATAGAGTTCCGTAATTCGGATCTAGGTTCTCTAGCTACCGAAGAAGAACAACAATCCAAAAAAGAAAAAGAAGAAGAAGATAAACAACAAGTAACCTATGATGAAGCACTTTCTGAATTTTTTAGATTAAAAAACGAGTATGAAACGAAACTTAGAAAGATGAAACGTGACGCTTACCGTAAAGCCCCTACGAAAAAGATGGGAAGAGAACTTGTTTTATCAGTAAAGCCACAATGCATTCATTGCAAACGTCCAGTAGGAACATTGTTTAGTGATCGAATTGATAATAAATATACGATATTATGTGGTGATAAAGAGAACCCGTGCAAATTAAATGTGCAAATTTTTAACGGAGGAAACGAACACGTGATGTACACATTGGAATTATTTGGTGAAGAATTAGAAACTATTAAAGAAAGGATTATTCGACAAAAATTAGATACTATTTTTAATTATGTTTCTGAAGATAAATCTGTCGCAATGTTTAAGAAAGAGTTGGAAATGTACAACAGTTATAGTATTATTTATAAAGAAATAATAGATCGTTATGTAGAACAATACCACGATCCTCATAAGAAAGAACAAATTAAGAAGAAGAATGAGAACATTTTTATTTTAAATGAAAAAATAAAAGAGTTATTAGAAGAATATAAAAATACAGAGAACCCTGAACTTCTACGAATAGCTGTTCGTATGCAAATCAAAGAAATTTACCCCGAGATACGTAATAGACGTATGTTGGAGAACCAAGTAGTGGAATTAGATAAGGAAATGGTAGGACAAAAAGAGGTTATATCTATATTTAAATATCCTATTGAAATTAGTGCAATTATTAACAATTCAGGGGAAAAACCACGAGTAATCAAATACGAAATCTAGAGCAGGGCCCTGCTAGGTACAACCATTGTAATTTGTTATTCCATCCCATACTACGTTATTACTATTAGCCCAAGTTCTTTTGCTGCAAATTGAACTGCCATTTGTTGTCCAAGCTGATGCAGTAAAATCAATATTTCCATCACTGTAACCTGGTGTGTTGGAAGATGTGTATGTACCCGCTCCACGATTTGTTGCGGTTGAACTAGGTACAACACAATGTCCAGCACTATCAGTTTGCCAATAATCCGGGCAAGGAGAGAAAGAAGGAGGAAATGTATTACCTGATGTATTTCTATTATAGACCATTTTAATTCCAATATAAGTAAGTATGAGAATAAGCAACATTACCGCTACGGATAAAACAATTATATAGAAAATATCCATTTTATATATAATATTGTTAGTATTTTTATACGGCTCCATTCTCCGTCGTTAAGACTAAAGGAGGGGTTAGAGGGGAACATTGGTTCCCCTCACTAAATAATATTTAGCATGTATATATCATATTATATTAACAATGTCAGGTAATTTTTTAACATTAGATAATGCATATAATCAAAAAATATTAGACGCAGGGCGCTACAATGGACGTGTTAATATTGTTGAACCAGAGAACCCTGATATTGTTTTTAAAATGCAAGAACGTTTGGCTGTAAAAAATAAATCATCAGAATATCGTGACGCACTAGCCGGTATATGGGAAGACAATGTATTATCTAAAGTGTATTTTTCTGCAGAGAATGTACAAATATTGCAAAATGGACTTAGAGCTGGTGTCTACGAAATGTCCAACAAGGAATTTATTATAGGTGCACAAAATGTAGATACGCTGAAAATTGTGATGCGTAGTATTTATTTACAGTTTGCTGAGCATCGTGAAGAAGATATCAAAGGTCAGGTCGAGCGTTTGAACCGGTTAGTGTTAAATTATTGTATTCCAACAGTGTTTAGCGAGGCAGTCGGTTACCAAAAATACCGTATAGATCAATCCACATTGGTCGTGCCATTGTCTTTACCTCAACACCACGATCGTCAATACAAACAATTGCAGTTGAAACGGTGGTTTTAATTAAAGGAACCAAGGTTCCCTTAACATTCATTCGAATCGATAAAATATTTTGCATTTATACCACAAAAATCTTCATTATTTCTGCATTTTTTTGCTAATTGAGTTATTTCTTTACCAGAAACAATGTCGTTTGTGATAAATTTTTTGCATTTATAATTTGATTCAATAGGGTCACGCTCATCAAATGGATTATTGGATATATTTGGTATACCAAATTTACAATCAATACATGCTTTAATATTTTTATGTGCAAAAAATGGTTTATCAAACTTATCCGGTGACCGAAGGTCACCTACTAAGTTAGTAGTTAGAAGGCTTTCAGCCCTCTGATCAATCGAAGAACTGTTTTTTGATATAAAATATTTTGCATTTATTCCACACATTTCTTCATTATTTCTGCATTTTATTGCCGAATCTGGTTTTATTATACCTGATACAGGATTTTTTGTAAAAAATTTTGAACAGTGAGATGTTTTACCAATAATACTATTATCATAATTATCGTAAATATTATATTCACCAAAATGTTTACAATTTATACAATATTTCGGACTATTATTCATAACCAAACTTATTGGAGTAAAACGTACAGA